CTGAACTGACTGCGGAGTCATGCGGTCCGAGAGCCCTGGCCGCCACCACGCCGGCTCCATCTGCCGTGGCGAATGAGGCGCCACACCTGGGCTATCCCAGAAGCGTGGATCGCCTCACGCACACGACGGAGCCAGCCGGGGGAACGGTCGGAGCCCGGAACTCGCTCCCCATATGGGGAGGGCTCCGGAGCCCCGCCCGGCCCACTCTTAGCGGAGCCTCGCGGCTCCCACTCGGTGGTGGTCGGGTCACGCGGGAGGACCAGAGACATACTGTATAAAGGCCCAATGCGGGCCTCCACAGTATGATCTGGGTCGACCGCGTAGGCCCGAGGAGGCTCCACTTCTCTCTCACGAGAGAAGTACTCTACGAGGAACTGATCCACCACCTCCCGCGGTAGGCCTCCAGGGTTACTCCCTGGATAGCCCTCCCTAGGGATAAGGGCGATCACGTCCCTCAGCAGAGATTGCTCCCAGATGCGCAGAGCCCTTGTCCCAATAAGGGACAGGTACGCTGCAAGGGTCCTCGCATCAAGGCCCGGTGGGGCCTTGAGCTTGAATCCTACACCATCTGGGGCAATGAGCCTCCCCACAAACTCACCCAGCCTCCCCGCGAGGGACTTCGGCTCCGAGATCTCCAGCCCCAAGAGGGCGGAAAAGTCTCGGTAGGCCTCCGCCAACCTCGGGTCAGCGATGACTAGGTCGTCCCCTACAATACAGTAGGGAGCCGACCTGGGATCGCCTCCTAGCCGAGCCCAGAGCGCCCTAACCACTGCATGGTGGCTAAGGGCGAAAGCGGCGAATGATGGGACAGTCCCGAGGGGCTGCCCACATCGCCACTTTATGACCTCTGAGCGGGCCCCAGGGTAGGCAGTCCGAGCCGGGAGCCTCGAAATCCAACAGAAGAGGTCCACCCACGGTCTGTTCCTATCCGAAGATAGGGACCACAGAACCGTCCGGGTGACCGGTAGGGGGAAGAGGTCGGTCGCCGAACTGAGGTCGAAAGACCATACAGTCTTTCCTGACCTCAACCATTCAGCGACCAACTCCGCTCCCGCCGCCTGGTTGTACGTAAAATCCTGCGGGACCTTCCTGAGCTGGGAGTACAACTCCCTCGCCCAAGGGTCCAACAGGAACTGCAACCAGCGCGGTGGGGCGAAGTAAAACCTCGCCTTCCCATCCGGTTGAACCCGACAACGCACCGCGCCGTGCCCCCTACCCCGTCCTGGTTCCGGCCGGAAATCCGGCAGAACCGGGAGCATGGGCCAATAGGCGGGCACGGTCCCGGGTGGGTGCAGGATATGGTCCTGCATAATCCACCAGGCGTCCCTAAACAGCTCCTCACCAGTCGGGGTGTAATACCCTTTCCCGGTGGTGAGCTTTAGGGACAGCGGGTTGTTGGGGAGGACCTCTCTGTGGATCCGAACCTCCGGGAGTACTTGCCGAGGTGAAACACCGAAGTGGGCCCGGAAAGGAAACCGGGATCTCCAATCTTCGGTATCCACCTCGACTACCCTCCCAGAGGCGAGAGGCACGGTAAGGATGCGAGCCGACCCCACAGCCTTCTCGAACTTCTCCACGTCCTTCCTGGAGGGTACGGACTTCAAACGGCCGTAAGCCGTGAGAGCCGTCCTCCAGGCTTGGACGAGCTGGAGAAACTTCTCGAAGGAGGCCGTGGTGGCCACCCTCTCGGCATAACTCAAATACCGAGAGGACCA